ATGGATGTTGATTCAGAAATGGATGTTGATTCAGAAATGGATGTTGATTCAGAAATGGATGTTGATTCAGATATGGACATGGATTCAGATATGGAAGACGAAGTTATGGACGAAGGTATTATGTACGAAATAGCTTTGGAAGAAGAAGAAATCTCTGAGAAAGATACTTGTGAAGAAAGTGATGAACTAACTGAAGAAGAAATCTCTGAGAAAGATACTTGTGAAGAAGGTGAAGAAAGTGAAAAACCTTTAAACGAACTTATTCCTAAAGGTGTAAGTAGTAGAGGTAAACACGCAAACAAATATGGTATACCTTCAACTAATCCACCAGTTGGTCCAGGTGCAAAACCGTATAAGAACGAATCAACAACAACTAAAAAATATAATGCTTTGTTAACTGAAGCTAAAGAATTAAAGGGTAAGAATGGTGAATACAAACAAGCTCTTAAACAATTTAGAACAATGTTAGCAGAAACTGTAGTTTTTAATTCAAACTTAACTTATGTAACTAAGTTATTTATGGAACACTCGACGACTAAGAATGAAAAAGAAGGAATCTTTAAAAGATTCGATAATGAAGTTTCAACTCTTAAGGAATCAAAAAAACTTTATAAAGCGATTGCTAGTGAATTAGGTTCAAGAAAACCAATGAACGAGTCAATCAATAATAAGATTGAAAAGGAAGTTAATTCTGGTACATCTAAACAATTAAACGAAAGTACTGTTTATGTTGATACTGAAACTTCTAGAATTATGGACTTAATTAAGAGAGTCGATAAAAAATAATAATAATAAATTTAAAAATTAAAATTAAACAATTATGTCACATTTATTAAATTCTGGACAAGTTGGGAACATCGGATTAAACCACATGAAGGTTATTCGTGAACAAACTCAACAAAAATGGGATTCTTTAGGATTCTTAGAAGGACTTAAAGGTCACGTTAAAGAAAACGTTGCTCAATTATTTGAGAACCAAGCGACTTCTTTATTAACAGAAGCAACTGATGCTACGTCTTCAGGTTCTTTTGAAACGGTAGTATTTCCTATCGTGAGAAGAGTATTCTCAAAATTATTAGCTAATGACATCGTGTCTGTACAAGCTATGAACATGCCAATTGGTAAATTGTTCTACTTCGTACCACAAACGTCAAACAGAGTTGATGCTAATGGTAATGCTGGTGATTTTTATGCTGCTGGTGGTTCTCCTGATGGTGGTCAATATTCTGCGCACACTGGTCTTTCTGGTAAGAACGGGGTTGCTTTACCTGACTGTGTTGATGTTTCTGGTGGATGTGCTGCTACTACAATGCAAGCTAAATCTTTATATGACTTATATTACAATGATGGATTATTTGATAATTCAAAAGGTACTGTAACTATGTACACTAGTCCTACAAAGACATTACAAACATTGAACTCTGCTGGAGCATTCTCTGGACTTTCTTCAACTGTATTTGGTAATCTTCCAACTGCTACTGATGGTTCACTTAGAAGTGTTATTGTTAAAGTAGAAGGATTTACAGCAAATAGTGTTAGACAAAAAGGACAATTAACTGGTCCAGACGGAAACGAAGTGGATACTGAAGCGTTTTTAGCTTCTTTAAAGGTTAGTGCAACTGATGCATTAGTTGATGCGGATGCTAATCAAATTGTTGCTGCTGGTGGTGAATTACCATTTAGATTAGTTACTCAGAAGTACGGAAAAGGAATCGTTGAATACGGTGAGATTTGTGATGCTGGTGGTAACTTATTTATTGAGGTAGATTTGACTCATCCAGTTGCTCAAGGTGCTGCAACTTCTACTTACGATGGTTATATCGGAGCTGTAATGAATGCAACTCAATCTGCACATACAGAAAATCAATTTGTTATTTCTTGGACACAATATGCTTCTCTTGAATTAGAGACTGAACTTGGTGAAGTTTCTTTCAAATTGGATGAAGTTGTTGTTGCTGTTGAAGAAAGAAAATTAAGAGCTACATGGTCTCCAGAATTAG